AACAGCCCCTCGCGCTTGAATTCCTGGGAGTTCACGAGGTGGCCCGCATGACCGGAGAGCTGAAGAAGTTCGCCTGGAATTGCTACGCGGACTTGCGCCCGAGCAAGTTCGCTGTGGAAGCAGCCCGTGAGGACTGCATTCGCAACATGGGATTGGACGACTGTCTGAGACTGGAGAAGTGGGGCTGCGCAGCCGGTTCCACTGCGGCAACGTTCATGCGCCTTTTCGCGCTGTTCGTGACCGTGGCGGCCGCGATTGGCGCGCTCTATCTGGTTCTCAAGTTGTTCCGTGGGGTCCTCAACAAGCTCTGGTCAGTCCAGAGAGGCGTCGCGAAGAGCGTGGAGTTGCTCTGGCTGAACTTGTTCGGCCTGGAGCCCTCAGCGCCCGAGCCCGCCGCGGCGGTCTGCCTCCAGAAAGTCTGGGAAAGGACAATTCTGTCACTCGTCGACTCCACAACTGGACAACAGTTTGTGATGCTGCGCGAGGATGGTGGATCGCTGGTCCCACTGAGCAGTGTCTCGAAAGGAGAGAAGGAGCAGATCGAGGAGGCTGTCAGCCGTTCATCGACAGGCAGAGAGATTGAGCCAGAGCAGGCGATCGCGGGAAGCGAGCTTGTCCAGATCAGCTCGATGCCGCGATACCTCGTGAAGATCTACGTGGACAAGAAGTACCGGGGACTTGGTTTCCGTTACCAGAACTACTTGATCTCTGTCTCCCATCTCTCAGTCAGCTGCGAGGCGGGATCCATTGTGACGCTCAAGAGCCGAAGAGGAGAGTATTCCTTCGAGTGGGCCTACCCCAGCTACGCGAGCTTGAATGTGAGTCCCAGCGCTTTGCCGCGACTCTTCGACGGGTTGGAAACCTACTTCTACCAGGCTCCCTGGGCTGATGTGGGAATCCTCCCTCTCAAGCAGAAGACTTGGTCTCTTCTCGACTGCACCTCAGTGGGTGTGGCGAAGGTGGGGGGTGGAACTCTCGCCGTGGAGTTGACCGGTACGACTGCAAGCGACAGCGAGACGGCTTTCTACAAGGCAACCGGTGTGACTACCGGCGTCCGCTGCGGTGAGGTTGTGGGCTACAGAGCCTCAACCCGAAAAGGATTCTCCGGCACTGCAGTCGTGCTGGGAAGCGCGTTGGATGACCGCCCCCTCGTTTACGCCTTGCACAGAGGCGGCGATGGGAAAGGAATCCAGGGTGAGAACAGGGGAGTTGAGTTCGCGATCATTGCTGACTGGCTCCGTAAGCGTGAGAACATGAGGAAAGTCGAGGCCCCTGAGGACTCGAGCGAGTACTTCAAGAAATTCGTGCGAGATCACTTCAATGAGTTGAAGACCTCAGTGGGGTCCAACACCTACAGTTATGACCAGGAGACTGGCCATTTCTGGTTTGCGGTGCGGGGAGCCCGAGGCACGAAAATCCATGCAATCACTCCGGATGAGTTCGAGATTTTGCTCGATGCTGGACAGTCCTCAGATTTCGAGGCGAGATACGATGAGTGGCTCGCGATGGAACAGGACGAGGCCGACCGTGGAGTAGGAGAGGGGTATAGAGACCCTGCGTACGAAAAGCGGATGGCCGAGCGGGAGGAGCGGGAAGAGATGAAGCGCAATGACAGCATGCTCAATGATGGCATGCGTGGCGAGAGCGCGGACTTAGAAGAAGAAGGAGCAGACAGCTCCGACGATGAATCCGAGAAGGCGCTGGCGCCGCAGAGCGCAGCCTCATCCCAGCCCGCGGCTCCCAAGGTCAGTGCCCCGGGAGGGGCCCCGGTCTCGAAAGAGCTCGCCAAGATGGAGAACAGATTGGCGGCCCTTGAGGCGCTGGTCCATTCCAAGGAGCGCAAGCTCGAGGAGGAGGTCCGTAAGAACGCGGATCTCAACAGTCTTCTCATCGAGGAGATCAGCAACAAAGAGAGATGGATGCAATTGCAGGAAAGCAAAGCTGCAGCCGCCGCCGAGGCAGCGAGCCGGAAGGTGCTCGCCAAGGCGGAGGAGCAGCGTTTGACTGCTGAGCATCTGGCTCGAACGCAGTTGGCAGCCCGCGATCTGAAAATTCGCGAGCTCGTGGAGGCGAAGAAGAATGCCGTCACCCAGCTCGAGTCCCTCGTTCGGGATCGTGACGCGGAACTCGCCGAGCTGAAGCGCCTCGCAGAGGCAGCCAAGGCGCGGGAGAACGCAGTTGATCCCGCTCTCCAGGAGCAACTGGAGAAGGACCGCATTGCCAAGGAGGAGCGAAAGCGCAGAGATGAACTCCGAAGAGCAGCAGAGAATGCAGCGATCGGGGCTCGCAAGAGAGAGATCAGCGCGCAGGTGTGGGCGAGTGTTGCAGCTCAGGAGAAGGAAGAGGCAGAAGCACGCAACGTGGAGAAGGAATCCGCGGAGGTGATGGAAGCCGAGACCATTCTCGAGCAGGCAGCTCGCAACGCAGCAGCAGCGAAGCAGGAGCAAGTTGAGGAGAAGGAGGAGGAGGAGAAGAAAGCCACCGCCCTCCCTCCCCAGCCGAAGCAGATCCTCAAGCGTGACGTTACTGAAAATCCTGGCCGCGTGGTGGATCCCGAAGCCGCACTGTGGAAGCAGGGTGAGGGGAAGGTGAAGCCCCGCGAGGACAAGAGGGACTTCCTCAAGATTCTGGAGACGGACTCGAAGGAGGAGAAGAAGCTGAAAGAACTCTACAACGAGGAGCTCGCCCAGCAGCGAAGAAATGCGGCTTGGAAGGCTAAGACCCCCGAGGAGCAGGCCCGCATCAAGAGCGAGCGCAAGATGCACAGACTGAAGCAACAAATCAGTGAAGCATTGAAGAAGCTGATTGACCGTTTCACAGCGGGAGAGATCGACGAAGCGCAGTACGCGAAGGAGAAGGCGGACCTGGCCCAGAAATTGGAGAAGATCGTCCCCGAGGGGGCGGATTTTCGGAAGGGGGGAGCGAAGCCCCCCAGCCAGCAGACTTCTTCGAAGTCGTCCCGGAAGAGAGAATGAGCGCGAAGGAGGTGAAGGGTGGAGAGACCGCCTACCTTCCTGAGCTCCAGATCGGCCCGAAGTTGGAGGGGGTGTATGTAGACCCCCCGTTGGGCTCTTCTGATGAAATCGATTCATTCAACTTTCAGGCCGCGACAGTCAACAGGACGGAAGCTCCTCCGAAGCTTCAGCAAGCAATTGCTCGAGTGGAACAAAGGTACCAAAAATCCCGTTGGACATTGCGGAAGGACTTCATCTCCCATGAGCACATTTGGGAGGTGTGCGACCGCGTTCGGCGTGAGCTGGGGGATAAAACCCCCGGTGCCATCTTCATCCGACAGGGGCTGGCAACGAACAAAGACGTGTTCGACAAGGTGGGGATTGACGCAATCGTTCAAATGGTGAAGGATCGTATCCTGAAACTGCTGGACAAGAGCGTTGATCACCGCTATGTGGCTGACGCCATCCGCATCTTCATCAAGCGGGAGGCACACAAAGCCTCGAAAGCAGCGCAACGGCGCTGGCGCCTTATCTGGGGCGTTTCTCTGATCGATCAGATCATCGACCGGCTCCTTTATGAGCCAGTCTGCGAGACGGAAATTGCGAACTACGAGGAAATCCCCGCCAAGCCAGGTTTGGGGTTCACGCACGGCACGACAGAGACGCTAGTGCACAAGTACTCAAATGGTTCCCGGAAGTGGCGAAGCTTCGACGCAAAGAGCTTCGACATTTCCGCCCCAGGATGGGGTCTAGCAGCAGTGCGGGAGATCAACGAACGCCTCTGCTCCAACCCTTTCGGCCAAG